ATCGGTTGGGTAGTTTATATCTAAATTGATTCTCCTAGAACCTGAAGGTGTACTAAAGTAAATTACTCTCTCACCAGCCCAGTTCTTTTTACCTACTATTTGTACTGGTTCAGTTATGCCTAGTATGTCAACTCCAGCTCTATTAGGTATTTTTACCTTCCAATTACCATCAATATCCAATGAACCTATAATACTTTTACCGCCTGTAGTTCCCACTAAAATAGTTTCATCACCAATAGCACAAGAACCCCATTGAATAAATTTAGTAGGAACAGTTGTTGGTTCATTACCTTCATCAGTACGTTTAGCATTACCAGTCACTCTCATATTCACAGCATCCCTGTAAAATCCTGGTGGAGTGTTAATTGGTTTTGTATTGGTATTTATACCTTTAGTAAAATCTGTCTTCATAATCTATGGCGTATTAGTACTGATTTCGGGTTCTATCTAAAGTATTAGGTTTTCCAACATCTTTATAATTTTTCAAGTGTTGATCTTTCAATGGATTTAGCCTAGTAAAATCATTATAGGCTTTATTTACATCTTGAACCGACATTACATTTAAGTACCCTCTCGCTGATTTACATCTCCAATGCCACTCTGCATCTGCAAATTCAAATGACACACTTCTAATTTCTCCTTGTAAGGTAAGAATCTTTACCATATACCACATAACTGCAGCTCTAACAGGGGCACTATCTGGTACTAAAGGATATCCTCTACTATCAGTAGGCATTGCTTGGTATGATAAAGTAATTTCTGTTCCATCAGCTTGGTCAACTTCTATGTAAGAACCTGACTCTTTATAAGGTGTACTTTGTGGTATTAAGCTTTTAATATTTTGAAGGTCTTTTGGGAGTCTCGCTACATATTGATTTACTGTTAGTTTGGCTATCTTATCTACATATATCTTTGCAGCTCCTATAAATTTTAAAGCTTCCGCAATATCCTCCACACAATCTTCAATATCATACTGCCACTCTTTTAACTTGAATGTACGTATAACTTGGTCTATAACTACTTCTACTGGATCGTAATTCATGAGTTTAATATTTTATATTTATAAGCAGCTTTCTCACGGGTCTTTTGAGTAACTTGAGCCTTCTTTACATATTGCCTATGCCCTCCAGGAGTTCTCATTACTTTAACAATCGCTAGAACTAACTTCCTGCTTGGTTCAAACTTCCATCCCCTAGAAGCTATTTTAGTATAGTGTCGTGTCCACCCAACTTTTGCAATGTAAAATCCAGAGTGAACATTGGATTTTCTTATAGCTCTTCCTGCTTCTTTGGAAGCTTTGAAGTCTATATATGAAGAACGTTTAGTCTTCCGGATTCGTAGTGTTGCTAATCCACCGTAGAGTTTTATATCCTTGCCGGCTTGCAAATATTCTACTACTTTGTTACCCCAAGTATCTAAAATCAGTTTATGTTCTCTATAAGTTACTGGTTCTACATTCCTTTCTTTACATCTTTTCCTGTAGAACCGGTAAACATCATATAATGAGTACTGATTTTTATCATACTTTGGCATTATTTCTTTTTCTTTTTAGGGTAGTTTTTTACTGAAAAAGTGTCATTATCTTCAGTGTATGGACCTCCAGGCCTTAAATTTGCGGGTAGAATACCCCCACCTGTTTTAGCTTGTTTAGCATAATTGCTACCTTTTGCTACTGCCATTTCATACCCTACACTACTCGTAACGTGTGTAGTATCAGAAGGTTTTATAGGGTTCTGTTTAACTGGGGGTAAGGTAGTTGATTTTGTGTTGATAGGATCTCCTAAATCACTACCTAATCGTCTTATTTCTTTCTTTGCCATAATTACTCTGCTTGATTTTGTTGCCCAAGACCTTGTAGGGTGTTAAGTAACTGGTTCTTATTCTTTTGTTTACTTTCAGCCGACTTGATTGCCTGCATAGCAGAATCACCCCATCCCATATCACCTGCTATTGCCAATTTATAGATAGTATCTGCATCTTTAAAAGTCATTGGATATTCCCAATTAAATGGGTCTAAGTATTTATACCTTCCCATAGCTATTTCAACTTTGTAAGGTTCGTCGAATATTCCTCTTACTCTAACTTTCTGGATACCAGAGATTTCTGTATTTAACACATAGATAGAACCTTCAAGCATAAACCATTTAGGTGAGTTTGAAGTATACTTTCTGAACAATACAGTACGTAGTTGAGAGTAGGAAATTTCTGTGTAGCTTTCTTCCCCATCAGTAGAACCTACTGTGAAGACTCCTATACCATTGCTATAAGAGATTAAATCTGGTAGAACAAGTTTGAGTACATTAGCAGAACCTATTTGTCCTATATCACTTTTAGGAGCTTTAATAGGTTTTACATCTACTACCTGTGACATTTGAACAATGTTTACTTTAGCATCCATTTTCTGTGCAGCTAATTTGGCTCTTGCCTCATCTAGCATGTACATAATATGTTGGTCAGTAGCATCTGTTAACTCACTTCCTGCCGAAGCCAGATTAGTTCTTAAATTGTATATTAACTCTTTGGCTTTCATTTCGTAAAGGTATAAAAAAAGCCTGAACTTTTGCTCAGGCTTTTTACTAAAATATTTAAACTACTGATTATGCGTTAGCCACAATCACTTTAGGTACTACTGAACCTACAGCTAAATCTGTTTCAAGTAAAGCCATTCCTGCTGCAGACGTTGCAATAAGTGCTCCAATTGGATTTGCTCTTAAACCTTGCATATCTCCTTCAGTCCATTGGTCTGCATTAATTACTAGCACTTCATAATTAGTAATACCAGATACAATCTGAGATTGGTATTTCCTGCTACTCCACGTTCTTCGGTCTGAAAAACCTAAGCGACCCATATGTTGCTCTTCTAACCAAGCAATTTTAGCTACATCTCCTTGACCTGTCTTAGCAGCAGTTACAGGATCAACAACAGTATAAGTTGCAGTTGAATTAGTAATATCTGGGTTAGCTATCTCGAACACTAATGTTTCAGGACGGTTTATACCATTATAGTTACTAGCAGTTTGTAAAGTAATTCCTGTAAAGGTTACAGTAGCAGTAGCCGAAGTAACAGTTACGAATAAGGCTCCACCTAGTTCAGATTTCTGCAAGTTAAACGCAGCAGCTATTGCAGCGGCCCAAGTTGTTAAACTTACAATGTTAGCAGCAGAAGCATGAACGTTTACAACAGTCTGCTTAATTTGATTTGGTATGATACTTAAGTTATCCTGATATACAACTTTAAAGATTTGGTTCTCACCTAATTCTGGTAAAGTAAGAGCCTTCAAAGTTGATATCTGATTTACTGGAGCTTGATAAGGGTTATTTATAGCTGAGGTAATTCCTTCAATAGGAATAGGTCCAGCTAAAATAGGCTCCCCAAGAGCAGCAGTTCCACGAGCAAACCCAATTAATTTAGTGTCTGCGGTAATAGATGTGTCCGCTAAGTTAGCAGAATCGAAATCAAAAGCAATAATTTGACCTTCAGTTAAGGCAGCCAAAGCTTTTGATGCAAGAGTAGTATTAGCTACCCCCGTTCCGATTAACATTTTTGATACGTGATTACGTGACATAATTTTACATTTTTAATTAAACATTCGTTTTTAAGTTCTAGCGACTTGAGGTTGGCTTCCCAATCTTCGTCCCTCTAGGTTTTCTAATATTAGCGTTACAGTTTTATCCTCGAGTTCACTTATAAATGGGAACGTTAAAGTTCCACCTTCTACAATTTCCTCTGGATACTTAAGATATTCATAACGTGCTTTGGTAACATTAAAGCCGTTTACCTCAAATTTAACTTTATTATCTATTACTCTATAGATAGGACTATCAGGGAAAGATCTTTGAAAAATATTACTTTCCCTAGTAGAATTTAAAGAATTATTTAAAAATCTTGTATCCATCCATCCTGACTCCGAACCTACCGTTACATAAGCTTCCATATCTTTAAACTTAAATACCTTTGCATTTAATGGAAACTTATTTCCTGTTATAGAAAATTCAGGCTCAATGGCATCTAAACTACCTAAGTAAGTTTTAATAGCAAGCTTATCCAATAGCTGAGAGTAAACACCCATATCGAATGTTAATGTCAAAGATTTCATAGAATCGTTGGCAAAAAATACAATTTCCTCTGGTCTTACATCTTCATAAGAACTAGTATCTAATCTGTTAAGCTTTACCTGTACATCTAATATGAACTTTGATACTGTCATCTATTTCTTTGGTTTTATTGGTTTTATTTGTTTAGCATCATTTACATCAATATCTGCCAATTCTTCATTAGTTTCTTTTCTAGATTCTTTTAAAGCATCTTTAATAATATCCATATCTCCGGATATCTTAGCTTTAATTACTCTCTGCAGAACTTCATTCTTAGCAAGGTTCTCCGCAGCAGTTTGTCTATCATATCCTAAGATAACTTCTCCGTGATAAATAGCTCCTTCCTGCATTGTTAAAACAGCAGCATCTAATGCTTTAGTTACAAGTGAACGTGTCACTAAGAAACCATCATTAGCTCTTTCTAAGAAGTCCTCTGCATCAGTTTCAATCTGCTCATCAATCTTATCAATAATTGTATTCACATTTGATGCGTCTACAATTACACCGTATGTTGCTAAGATATTTACTTTTGTTTCAATATCTAAATCTTCTGCTAAGTTATAAGCTTTCTTTAAAGCTTTTCTGCCTGAAATTCTTTCTACAGCTTCCTGGTCGGAAGAAAATATTACAAACTCTGCTTTAGAATTTAATTGTATACTTGCAAGTCCATCACAAACTATTGATTGTGCTAATGCAAATAAGTATTTTAATAAATCCTGTCCAATAGATAAATCCCATTCTAAGGCTTCAGACCCAACTCTAATTTGAAATGTATTCCAAAATGGAGATGTATTCTTTAGAGTTCCCTCAGCTAAATCCAGTTCCTCCTCTAAAGCTCTTCGAGTTCCTTTGGTAACAGTTGGAATTTTAGGACCTCCTATTACAGGTTCTTTATGGTCTTCTGTTAACCCTGTTGCAGGTAATCCATTCTTATCTAAGCCAGCACCTAATAGTGTGTATGACTCATTGTACTTTTTCATTTTAATTAAAGGATCAGAATAAATTTGCTTAAAATTTACTTTAACATTTCTGTTAAATCCTTTTAGTGTTTTAATTGTTTTGCTTTTCATATAATTGTCTTTTGTTGTTACTAAAGATTTAATTTTTTTGTTTGTTATAGGAGGATGTTTTTACCCACCCTCCTAATAACAACAAAGGATATTTCTACCCAGACAAATTACACATTAATTCAAACGCATAATCATTTCTCCACAACTTGTTGGATCTTGTAATTGGATACCACACTCAGTAAGCATGTGTACCTCATAACCATCCAATCCGTTGGAACGCATTACTGAAGTCGAAGATGCAACTTCTCCAAATGGAGTTGTTGAACCGGCAACATACCACATTGCGTTTTCAGAATTTTTCTTGGCAACTTTTCTTATGTTCGCTTTACCTTTTACAGTTCCGAAGTTTAAGATAGTAAACCTATAAGATTCAATTGGTTTCTTAGATGTTGGGTGCAAAGCTCTATTACGTACTTTATCATCGTAAGGTGAAAACTCCTTAACAGTTAAAGATATACCATTCAAGAACTCTACAGTTTTGAAGTGACCTGTTAGTGTCAAGTTATCTCCTGTACCTGTGATAAATGTACCAGAGTTTGTAATTGTAATTCCAAGTTCTTTTTGACGTTCTAAAACGGCTTTATTAAACTCACGAATACCCATTTTACCTGTTAATGCTACAAAGTTGTAGTCTCCACCCCATCTTGACGCGTTGTAAGATAAGTCTAACAAGAACTCATCAATCACATCATAGGTTAATTTAGTGTAGTACAATCTGTTAGCAGGAGAGATTTGTTGTCTCACACCAGCACCATGATAAACAGGACGTTGGTTTTTACCTTGTAATCTAACAATTCCCTGAGGGTCTTTGTTGTAGATAGTGTAGATAAATGATCTATCAATCTCTTTGTACCATTGTGCAAGAGCAGTCCACTCTGCCAATTTTGTCCATAATTTTGTAGACTGTCCGTCCTCTGAGAATAACTCAATCACCATTACATCAGTAGCAGCAGAACGCGAAACTGCGTAGTGCTTACGTAAAGTTGTAAGTTGGTTTTTAAGAGTCATTGGAGCAACGAAGTCTGTTCCACCTCCTTTGTCAGAGAATTCTTCAACAGTAGAGAAATCTTTCGACATTCTTGCAGTTGAGCTAATCTGAGCAGGTGCAATAAATTTCTTAGGGTCTGGATCTGTTAAAACAGCAGTATAGATATAATCAATACCATTAGACACTCTATTTGATACACGCAACATTGTACCATCATCTGATACTAAGTTGTCGGATACTTGGAAGATTCCTTCTTCCATTTTGAAACGGAAAGGTGCACCATTCAATCCCGGGTTAGTACCTGGGTTAACAGCTCCTGTAATTACTACAGCTCTTTCAGTTTGTCCGTGCAAATCCCAAGTGTACTCGCGATTTGTTACGAATCTAGTGTTCCCAATACCTCCTGTCAACATAGACAGTACAGTTTCATTTTGGGTTCCAAAAGCATATGCTAAAACAGCATCCATTCTCTCAGGTTCAGTTAAGTACGCTTGAGACAAGTGATCTGATTCAGTCATACCTGATGGCAATGCACGTAATTTGTGCAGTTGTAAGGGTGATACGTCAGCTTGAAACATAATTAATTGTTTTTATTTGGACAGTTACATTTAGTCCTCTACTTCTATTGACTGGGAACCGAAGATCGTAGGGAAGGCAAGTTTACCTTTTTTAGTGTCAGTCTTGGTTGTAATGCTTTTAGAACTATTACTACCCTTAACCCCTTTATCACTGTACCTTGTCAATATCTTTTTTCTTGACTTTGTGAGATCTGTTGTTACTTCTTTCTTCAGATCTTCTTTATTATAATTCACGAAATCAAGGAATGCAATGTTTAACCTTCTGTCTTCATTAGACATGTTTTCTTGCATTTGTGTTTTTCCTGTTCTTTTATTTATCTTAAATAAATATTCTTTAAACGCTTCTTTCCTTTTTGGGTCTAACTCAAACCCGGCTATTGCCTTCGCTGAATCAATTGTTGCTTTAAGTGCCTCAATCTCATCATCTGCTTTCTTCGCAGCATCTGATTCTGCTTTGGCATCTCTAGCAGCTTTGTCGGTTTTATTAGCATTTTGAATCTTTACTAAAGATTCTCTAGCTACTTCTGCCTTTTTGTCAAGCTTGCCTGCTGTTCTAACATCATCTACTTCCTCCTGTGCATCTTCTTGAGACATCCCTTGATTTACGTAGAACTGCAATAATGCTGCTTCTTTGTTCTCGTCTTCCTCTAAGTTCATATCATCCCAGTCAATTGGCATATCTACTTTAAAAGAACCTGGATCTTTTCCTTCCATTACGTGAGCATAATACTGCTGCACTGAAGGTGGAATGGCGGCGATCTCATCCGCTAACATTTGTCTTACTGAGGCTGATACTGAATCTGCTAGACCCGTAGGAGTAATATCAAATTCATCTCCTTCTTTAGGTTCTGGTAGAACTCCTTGGTCAATCAACAGATTATAAGCTCGTTCTATCTCAGCTTCATCATACTCAATCTTCTCTTCTTTTTCCTCCTCTTTCTCTTTAGGTTTACCATCTACCTCTTCGTCCTCTTCACCTTTCTTATCTACTGTTGCTACAATTTCTTCTTCTTCTTCATCCCCTGCTGCGGATTCAATTGTATCGTCATCATCTGTTGGAGGTGTAGCTTTTTTAGGTTCTTCCTTAGATTCCTCTTTTGGAATTACGCTTCCTACATTTAAGTCTCCCCATATACTTGGAAATTTTGCCATAAAAATATTTTTGTTGTTACTACAAATGTACTGTAAAATTATGTCTCAAAACAAACTTTGTTATAACTATTTTTTAGTTTCTTGAATACTAGCTACTTAGACACCTCCTTCTTTAGGCTCCTTCTTACTCATCATCTCAGCTTCTTCTATTTTAACAATGTTTCCTCTAACCATTACGTCAGTAGGTTTCATTTTTCCTTCACTAATATCCCATCTGTCAGGTTGTCTTAGTTCTGTGATTTTTAATGTTACAGTTACTTCCATCATTTGACCAATAGTAGCTTTCTTTACAAATGGTGTATCACCACTATTAAGGTGCAGAGACCCATAACTTTTCTCCTGCTTTACTGCTTTTACTTTCTGCTCTAATTTCATGATTATTTAGATTTAGTAGGGGTAGGTTTATTAGCTATTTTTTCTTTTATATCTAACTCTCTCTGAGCTTCTGCTGCGCGATTAGCTTCTTTCTTTTCATCTAAAGTCTGAGCTTTAGCGTCTAAAGATACTCCTGCAAATTTAGTAGCAGCTTCGATCTCATCTCCACTTGAGTCAGGATTAAGTGTAGCACCAATTTCCATTTTCTTAAGAAGGATATCATTTCTAAGTTTATCATCATTGATCTCTTTCTTAGAAGCACGTTCAAGTTCTTTATCTTTTCGTTCAATTTCCTTAGCTTCAGCTTGAGCTTTAAGAGTTGCTTGATTAGCTGCTTGAGCTCTTTCTTCAAATTCTCTTTCTCCTTGTTCAAGAACTGCTTTAGTATAACTCATTGATTCAGAGTCTAAAGATTTGGCTACATCAAGTAAAGATGCTTTACCTTGCTGGACAGCTGCACTAAGCAATGATTCCATTTTATCTCTACGTGATCTGTCTTCATATGAATTAGTAACAAAACAACCCATCTGAGAACCATTAAGTTTATCTCCATCAATCATCAAAGTTTCTACTTCAAACTCATCAAGAACTAACTCCATTTCTCTACCATCAATGTATGCAATCTTAGCTAGCTCTAACAGTTCTGTCAGTACAGCTTCTTTACACAAATCATGAAAGTAGAACCAAGGTTTTGTAACATTGGTACTTCTTGATATAGAAGTCTGGGCACCGGTTGCAGTTTCTGAAGCTGCAATATCTCCTTGTCTTTGAGGAGACACACCCATAATATTTTCTACTAGAACTTCTAATTTATCAAGAACTTGCATATATTGTCCTACCACTTGTGATAGTGACATATCAATACTTTGGAATTGATTAAACTGAGCAACAGATGCTGGGTCTCCTTTTCTACCTTCCTCAGTAGAATTAATCCATACTACACCCATATTATCAAAGTAGTACATCCACTTATCAACATCCCATCCCATACTGGCAGGGAGTTGCGCCATATCCATTACAAACTTACGTCCTTTGGCCTTAGCAAGTTCTTGCTCTAATCTCCACCATACAATGATGTACGTATATTGATGAGCTTTTACTAAGTCTACCATTGAGGTAGATACAGAGTTTACATTATTATAAATATATCCTACATAAGGTAAGTTTCCTGTTTGGTTATGTTTAGGTCTCACGTTAACAAATATGTCAGTACCTATTAGGGTTCCTTCCCATATATCATGGTCCCAATGCCATTCAAGTTGTGCTCCAACAGCGTCTAGTTCTGGAGTCATTTTAAAGCTATCATCAACTTCAACTTCTTCCCAATTACCGGTTCTAGGATCTTTATACCCTAACATACCTACTTTAGCAAAAGAGCGCCAAGCACATTGCATAACGTAAACGTGTGTTCCTACACCGTTCACCCATTGAGAGCGTCTTTGTCCTCCATCATAAGAATACGCAAATCCTTGCTGCATTCCTCCTTGAACATAAGAGTGTCCCGCTTTTCCTTCACTAATTTTCTTAACTTGGTCATCCGTAAGAACATCTCCAAATCTAGATATTGCTTCACCAATAGGTATCCAGTATTCTTCTCGAACCCAGTTACCTTCATGAATAAATGTTGTATTTGCTCCTTTATCATAGTCAAGTTGAAGAGGATTTACAGGACGTACAGATGGGTGACCCATCTCAATTCCTGTATAATAAACTTCTTCAGCTGATACTAAAGCGTGGAACCATCCTAAGTTAAACTTCAAGGCTAACTTGTCCTTTTTCTTAAGGTACTTTAAAATTTTATTGTTAGTTTGTTCTGTAGGGTCAGTATAGGTAGAGTTGAACTTCTTCATCTCAGCCTGAATGTCAGGCATATTATTACGTTGTTGTTGAATCTGTTGCATTTGTTGTTGCATTTGTTGCAACTGCTCTTGATCCTTCATAGTAGACATTTGTTGTTGCAACTGAGACATTTGCTCTTCTAAGTTTGTTGCTTGCTCGTCTAATTGGTACTCCATACGAATTTGAGCTTTCATCAAATCCTTCAACATATCTTTCCTCTTCTGCTTCTTAGCAGATACGGCTTCACCTGAAATAGCATACACAAAAAAGTTAAGGGATGCATTCATCTCTTCCCCTCTTAAGGTTTCTAGGCGTGACCGTATAATATTGTAGTTTTGCATTTTGGTAGGAGTTCCTCCATACTTCGCCATATCTAATCCATAAGGATTTAGTACGTGGTCAAAGTCTTCGGTTCTATACCTGGAGTTTACTAGGTCGTAATTCTCCTCTTTGTTTTCTCGGGTTGATCTTCCCATATCATCCATTCCAGATGACATTCCTTTAATAGCCATAACACAAGTTCTACCCCATTTAGGACCTTTCAGTGTTGACTTTATATGTTGGGATGGCATACTTGAGGGATGCTGTAGAACTAAGTTTTCCATTAATACAGATTTTAATTGCGGTGATGTTGATTCATATTACTTGAAAATAATTTACGATTAAAGAAATCTTTTCTAGGATTTTCATTTTCTTCATCCTCCTCTTTCTTCGCTACAGCTGCTTCGATTATAATATTTCGCATCTGTATCAACTGAACGATTGCAAGCATTAAAGCTATAACCCTATCAAAGTTACCATCAACGTTATACGAGATTAACTCGTCTAGCAAAGGTATACTTTTTATTGTATGTAATTGCAATTTTCCATCTCCAATTGGAGAGAGTAACCATTCTCTTAAGTAAATCTCGCACTCATTCTTAACTTGTGTAGGCATGTGTTGACCATAAACTCTAGTCTTAGCAGTCTTAGAATTCTCATTTGCTTTAAGAACTCCTGGAGTATAAGCAAGCAAATCTAAAGAGTACATCTTCTTAAAGTGTTCTTTAATATGTTGCTTCTCATTCTCATATAAACAACTTGCATCTCCGTACCATCTCAAGAGTCTTCTAACCTGCTCATAGAATGTAGTAGCTAGCCCAGGTCTTCCTGTATATTCCGCCACGATTCTATCAAAGCCTCCATTAAGAGGAGTTGCTCTTCGGATTATAATAACAGAACCTAACGATACTGAGTTCGGCGCTACATCAAAATCATAAGGGTCATTCCCTGCGACGTACCATCCATATTCTGCGTTCTCATCAGGTTTCTCCCAAATTACAACAGCTCCTTCATTATCGTCTGAAGCCTTTACAGGATAGGTTGTAGGTTTGTAATTATCTGGGTCCCATTTAAAATGAGGTTTATACTCTTCATCTAAAGTCATCCAACCATTAAGGCCAACAATAGAAGGGTCATTACCCATTGCAAGTAAAGAATCTTTGTGTTCTTTTAAATCTGCAGTAGGAAGTATAGAATTATTTGTAAGCAAGAACACCTCAGAATGCACAAGAGGTCGCTGCACAATCTCATCCTCATAAGCTTGTTTCTTTTTAACATTCTTTTTTAGGCGTTCTCTGGTTTTTAAAATATATTTTATGGCTGCTCGCCAGTTAGTATTTCCTAGTTCATCTTTAAACTGGTTCAGTGTCATCCACGCAGGAACAAAGAAACCAATCTTAGTTTGATAACCCTCAAACTCATCATCAAACTGTAAACAATCAAATGCTGCAGGAGAATAGAATACCTGCTTTACTGCTTCGGTTGCTCCACCGCTCATATCTCCACCTGTCCCTGTCATCCAGATAGTACCTTGTTTTACGGTACCATCAGCTGCAGCTTCTTTCATCTGCCCTAAGGTTTCAATAAGGTTATTCATAAATCCTACCTCATCAATAGTAGACCAGTTAGGACGCGTACCATTGGCGGCGTGAGGATTATCATTAAAACTTCTGTGTTGTATAAGAGATGCAGAACCTTCTTTCCCCCATTGGCCACCTACCTTAATATCAAATCCTGCTGTAATAGTTTTTCCTGTGTCCCAAGAACCTGTAAATCTTTTAGCAAATGGAGAAGGGTAAACATCATCACCCACAACTACTTTCCCCGGTAAATTATTAAGACCTAACTTCATTTTAGAAATCAGGTCATTTGAATACTTACTATCAATGGCGCCTACTAAAGTTTCAGATGCCATAGGCTCGCCAGCTGCTTTAGATTCTAAGTATTCATCATAGTCTAACGCACCATCAAATAAGAAATTATGTGCAAGAGTAGATGCTGCGAAATAGGATTTGCCCCCACCACGAGCTTCCATATCTGCCATATTGAAGTTCATATTGTAGAACATCGCTTTACCCATAGGACGACTGAAGTACTTTCTTAAATACTCTCTAGCAGGTATGAACTTCTTAAAAGTCCCATCTTCTCTAGTAACAGAGTCACGTATAAGGTCAGGGTTATTATATTCCATTAACAACTCCTCAAACTCATCAGGGTCTTTAACAGGATCTACTTCTAAAAATATAGCATGACAAGTATACTCCTCGTCTAACTCAAACCCAGAGAACCCTTTAGTCTCAGAGGTAAGAGCTGCTTTAATCCATTCTAAATCTCTTAGAAAAGGTGTTAATGTTCTTTTGTTTTTTGTTTTAGCTCCTTTTGGTGTAAGTTTAATCTTCCAAAAGTTAACGAACCAATATAGTGGGCCAGATACCCATTTGTAGTCTCCATCGTGTTGAACCCAGAACCCATCAATACATCTTCGTTTCTGTATCTTCCACCACCTTTTATACTCCATCCCTAAAGGGTTCATACGTGGTATCTCTAAGGCACACTGTACTTTATGTACAGGTATTCGATTCTTATAGAGAATCCACATATTATCGTGTACAGGTAATGCCATATTATTTCTTATTCAGTTCTATAGTACCTCTATCTACATCAGTTATGATATCTACACCTCTATGTTCTACATTATTAAACTTAAGTACCTTACATATTTTAGAAAATAAAAACCTATTATCCTCAGCATGCATTCCATCATTAAAATGGTCTAGTACTTTAACTCTAAAACCTTGGAATAATTTTTGTATTGCATAATCACATTGCCTGGTTGTATTACCATCTGCACGTATAGTTGTAAGCTCTGGACATTCTAATGTTGTTATTGTTATTTTGTTCATAATTTAAAAGTTTTTATCACTATCCGATAGACTTGTTTTACCACCACCCTTAGCTGTTCCTTGTCCTTCAACTGCTTTAAGGTTTGCCATAGCAGTAAGAATTAATGTATTAATCTTTTCAGTATTAGAGAACATCCTATCTAACTGGTCAGCAGTTCCTTTCTTAAGTATATACTTACCTTTTACATCCTCATAATAATCCATTGAATACTCTGTCTTACTAATAAAAGCAGTACGTTCAGCTAACTTCTTCTCTAAAATACGTAAAGATAGCCCAATAGGTGTATCAATAGTTTTCTCGAATTCTGCAATGTAATCAACTATTTCTAAGTCTGCAAACCTAAGCATTCCTGGTTTAGATTTTATATCTTCAATTAAATCCATCATCAAAGACGATTGTCCAAAGATATTATCACCTACAACTTCCCACTTATCCTTATCAGGTTGAGGAAAGAATCCACTCTTTCTATCATAACACATAGTGAGTAACCACATAAAATCCGAACTAGCTTTAAGATACCTGGGTCCGGCATTCTTGTTTAACTTCCAAAATACTCCAAAGATTGGATTTATCTTGTAGTCAGCAAACTCTTCCCAGAAGTTTGTCTTCTGGTCGTAACTATCAATAGGGTGTCGTTGTAATGCCATATTTATTTTGCTGTTTCATATGTATAATTAAAGAAGAACTCTGTTCCCTTATTTACAAAGTACTGTAATAAGTATGCTTGAGATTCATCATTCTTAGTGTCTGGAAACATACCATAATCTTCCATTATCATATTAGTTAATGGAAAGATTCGTGAGCTAAGCATCCAATACCTACATTCCCTTCTACAGATTTAGTATTCAAAACAATAATATAACGAGTAAGCCACATACCATCCCTAAGAACACTGGACCTATAAGCGTGAGCATAAGGACGTTCATTTACTTCTTTTTCTAGTACCTTATTTAATTTACTAATACTGTTTGTATGTACAAATATAACATTAGCCTCGTAAATAGGTAAGATAAATCTTAGTTCTTTATAGTAAATTTTTGGTTCCTTCATACTAATTATTACGATCTTTCCACTCTGCATAAGCAGCATTTTGATTCTGTAGTATAGTACCTAAATGTTCCCATACTTTATCCTCGGCTTTTTTATAGGCTATTGGATTTCCTATTTCTGCGTTATAGTTATCAGGATTAACAACTCCAGACATACCAATTAACTCATATCCATTAACAAGTGTTATATGGCACACTGTGATTTTCTTACCTAGTTTAGTGTAAGTTACTTCTTTTATTGCATCTGTTACTGCTTCAGGAGAAACTGTATCCCCATTAATTTTTATTTCTTTCATATTTGTTGTTATTTAGTTGCTAAAACATACTTAGTAAATCACTACGATCTACAGGTTGATGAGGATTATACGTCATAATCCCCTTTTCATTATGGAGGCTATACCTTAGCTCCTCCCAATTCTCCGGTTGCGGGACCCAAAACTGTTGTGATCCGATTTTCAAAGATACATATATCATAGAATATTTCTAAGAGATTATCATAATTAGTTACAAGTAACATTGGTATATCCCAACGTCCTTTCTTATTTCTGTAAGATTCAGAGTACTTTGGAAGAACCGGTGAAGTCTTTCTAATCTTCTCCATAAGGTTAGCAACTTGCTTACGTGGTTCTAGTGGTTGACCATCCTTAGCATACAATTGTACAGTTCCAGAGAGTAATTTCTCAAGAGCTATCACACGCTCATCATATTTATTCTTAATGATATCCACAACAGCTTTACGTTCCTTTAAGAACTCTATTGTGTAGGTATCAGTAGCTTTTTTAACCTTAGCTTTCTGTTTAGCCCACAGCTTCTTAGCGTGCTCATCATCCTTAGCAACTACCTCACCCATACCAATATCTTTTAAATATGCACTCATATCATCAGAGGTATGGGGCCAAACTGAAGTACCGTAATGGGACCAAAAGTATATTGGAGAGTTCTTACAGTTGTGAAGTTCTTTCTTCCAGAACTCTACCTCAGCAAACTCTTTTGAGTACTGACCTAAATTCATTTCTATACCTTTCAAGTCTACCACAGCTAAAGGTGACTCGTGACCATCTACTCCATACAACTTAGGTTTTACACCATTCTTTACAGAGTCCCAAAATACCACGTTGTGCATTTCATAAATCTTAGTCAGCATACCGATATCTAAACCATCTGGAACTGCATTTACATCATACACTAATTTCATTCTTTTACTTAAATCTACCATTTTATATATAATTAGTCAAACCTTAGAGGCTCTTCAGCTTCCGGTTCTATTGTTGTTGTTACTTTATTTAATTTTTGTGCTTTGTGTAGAGCGACCATCTTTTCTCTGATGGGCCTACTTATAAAAGTACCCACTTGTCTCAGGTAGACTGAAGTGGCTTCTTTATTCTGGATTGCTTTTCTTGCTAACGCAGTTTGGCTTGAAACCACTTCGAGAACTTGCTTTTGGGGTACTCCCAGTTCCCGTGCTACCTCCTGTATGAGTCTTCCTCTATTATCCATTGATCTTAAATCTAAAGGTTAGATTTGTCGTTGGGATAATATTGGGGTTCATTTGGTATTTTCCGCTGTCCTTACCAAGAATGTTCTTCTTCATAAGGGCATCGAATGTATTGTTCAAGTGAGCAGCTCCTATACTTAATTCCTTACAAATTTCTTTACGGGTTTCCGTAGAGAACAGTATGGTAGAAGCATAAGGCTCTTTCACGCCATTAGTTACAAACTCTGTATATTTACTTACAAGTGCTGTAGCTACTTCTAGTTGTTTGTCAGCTAACCTTTCATTGGCTAGAAATACGCGTAGAAATGTACTGATTACGTGGGCTTCACTTCCTTCAATACTAATGACTACTTTATCAGTGCTTAATAAATCCATATGTACTTTTGTCTTTGTTGTTAAGCAAATGTATAACAAAATTAATTACTGTGCAAAACAGTTTTTATTTCAGACCATCAACAAATTTGTTAATAGCATCATCCTGCTGTTTAAAATGTTCCTTTTGCTGTTTACGAATATAATGCCATCCTTTCTTTGTAACAATATAATACTTACCAGCCAATGGTTCTATATGCCCAGTAATCCTTAGCTTTTTAAGCATTCCGACAAATGATTTGCCTACCGGCATAAAGTGTACGTGAGTGGTCTTTTCAAACTCCGAAGTGGCTATTGCCAGGAGTACTTCTAGTCTAGTTGCTTGCATCTTTTATTTTTCTAAAGTCTAATACGGTACTTTTACTTGTCTCCAGTACTGAAGCAGTTCTCTCAAGAGAGTCATTATTTGCGTCCAACTCTAAGAACCTCTCATACTTCTCAAAGGTGATATAAGACTTAAACGAAGCTCCAATATTATGATCTTCAATAGCAGTTCTTGTAGCAGGACTCATATACTTACTAATAGACCTAATACTTGCAGGCCCTTTCTTAGTGGTAACCATTTTAGTATTCTCAATCTTAGAAGTTGTAATCTTAACCTTATCATAAGTATCCATTAAATGTTCCGCTACAATATGAATAGCAGACGATAAGTGGTTACGAATCTTAAGTTCCCTAATATCAGCGTGTATAGAAATCTTAACTTCCTTAGTATACCTAGAGTTCTGAGAAAACAATACATAAACACCTGTAGGTATTACAGGATCTTTCTTCTCTACAATCAAACACAAATTCAATACCTGCTGAACCTCTTCAAACGAGAGAACCGGTGTAGCTATAAGTTCATCCATCTTTACCTGAGAGGGTTTCATCTCCATCTTAGAGAACCTCAGTATAATAAATTCAACAAGCTTCTTCCTAAGAACATAATTAGGTACAGGGTTCAAATATAATAACAACTGAATAACCTCATAGAGATATGGATCCTTAGAGCTCTTAATCCTAGAGGCATAAAACTTATTAAACTTTGGAACCGGTATTGCATCCTTAAGTATTAAGAAATCTTCATCTTGAAAAGCCATAATACTAACAAGTTCAAACTCTAGCATAGTTTCAAACTTAGGAATTAGCACATCCTCAATATGTAGTGTAGTTCTTACTTGCCCACTTCTATTCTGTAATACTCTAAATTTCTCCATCTCTTATTCTTCTTGCTGTTATATCCCACTCGTACAATCCTTCAGCATCAGGTTTAACATCAGGGTTTGCTACTAAATACTTTTCAATCATTAATGCAGATTCCTTTTTACGTTGCTCAAAATCTATAGCCATATAATCACTAATTAATTCACCTAGTTCGTGAGCTTCCTCTATCGTATGTGGAGGTTTAAGTATAAAATCATTATCCAAGTTTATAGCATTTAAGTGGTTATCAGGTGTAAAACCTGTACTGAGACCTTTTTTAGTCTCACCTGTAACTTTTATTAA